ACTGCTTCCAGCCAGCGATTAAACGCTCACGGCGCTCAGGGATTGAAGTGTAGTGCATGCATTCGCGTTTATCTGCTGTGCCGTCTGAAGTCATAAACAGAACGCTTTCAGCGCCGGATACAAGAAGCTGGTGTTCTAACTGCCAGTAGTGAGTATCTTCAAGCACGTTATTGCGAACATTTTCAGCAAGCGTTTCGTTCCAAAGCTTATGCTCGAATACCATTTGCTGATCTTCTGATAGACCATCCAGTGAAGCGAGTAGCTTCAAACCGTCAATCTCGATACTACCAACGACCGGCGCGAATGACTCAAGCATATCAACTTCAAGAAGATCACGAGCTGCGTCTTCTGCTGCATGGCCCTTATCAAAAAGAGCTTTTTTAGCCGGATTGGTTTTCTCCTTAACGCCAAACTTCTTTTCTTTCAGTAGCTGAGTGCGGCTTTTGTACTTGCTTGCGCCCATCATGGCCGAAGCATCAGAGGCGGTTAGATGAGTCTCACGAAGTTCGTGCCATTCCGGTGTGCCTTGCTCTACTTTGAATAATTGCATTCTACTTACCTACTTGTTGTAGTTTTGAATATTGGTCTTGACTAAGGATGACGTTCTTCTTAGTCAAAAATTGGTGCAGCGAGTCCACTGTGTGCTTGCCATCAATGATTTTTGATGACCAGGCCGGGAAGTTTTTCTGAAACTCTTCATCTGAATAACAAGCTGATTCGGCTTCTTCATGGTTGCCGCCATCATCGTCTTCACCGCCGACAATGATCCCTAAGACGCCTGTCAGCGTATAGCGGCGCAGGTAAGTGATAGCTGAAGCTGTTGCTTTAAGAGCATCCTTGCCGCCGCTCATGTCAGGCTGAGAAGTTAGCTCGCTTGTTTCGCTGTGGCCGCTGGCATGAGTGACAATGCAAGCAACCGTTATCCAGCCTTGGTTTTGAGATTGATTGAAGCGGTAAGACAAGCCCGTTTCTTTCAACGCCGGGCGAATTGCTTTAGCAATATCTTCGATTTTGGCGTAGTCGTAGTAAGTGCGACCCTTATTAGTCGTGTAGTCAACAATGCCTGATTTCTCAATCACCGGAAGCATTGCCTGAAACTTTGACATTGCGGCGTTGAACTCTTTCTTAGCCTGGTTTGCTTCATAACGCTCTTGGAGATTCATCAGCTTTTCAAGCTGAGTGATGTCAGCGCCATTACTCACTGCGATTTCAATTAGCCTCATATGCGGCTGTGCCATAGGAAGTGATGATTGATCACTTGTAACTAATCCGTTGCTCATGCTGTGTCTCGTGTCTCCGTGTTGATGCCTGGACTCTAGCAACGACAAGTAGAAAACTCAACTTTACTTCTACTTTTTTGGCACGTATTCTTAAACCGCAACTAAGGAGATATGCAGTGAAGCAAGTAAAACTAAATCCATCCATCGACGAACTTCTTACTGAGCTTTCAAAGTCTCGTAAGAACATTGGTCACGTTAATAGCACCAAGCAAGGCATTGTTGCCGAGCTCATCATTGCCCTTCACAAGAAAGAGGTTCGGCAGAACAGGGTGAGCTTATGAAGCAGCCATTCATCAAACTTTACGAAAACGTTAATGGCGACATCGTCATCACTTACATTGGTGATGCAAGCTTTGGCGATCTAGTTGAGCCTCAAGTTTTAGTAATCGAACCTGAAGATGTCGAGCGTGTATCTGATCTGATGGTTAAGTTCCATGACGAGGTGACTAATGGCTGACTTCTGGATAAAAATCGAAAAAGGGACGCCAGATAAGCCGGAAATTTTAGAGCTTGCCGCCCTTCTTGACATTGAAGATCCAGACACGATCACCGGGAAAATGATAAGAGTTTGGAGCTGGTTCGACTCTAATTCCGAAAATGGTCACGCTCCACTTGTGACAAAAGTCCTGCTTGATAGGCTGACAGGTGTCACAGGATTAACGGACGGTTTAGTGACCGTTGGATGGTTAGAGAAAACGGAAGAAGGCTATTCCGTTCCCAATTTCGAAAGGCATTTAGGCAAAGGTGCCAAGAAACGGGCCTCTGACGCTGAAAGGAAGCGAAAGTCACGCGATAACTCACCACAAAAGCGAAAGTCACGCGATAAGTCACAACAAAGTCACAAAAAAAGTGTGACAGAAAAAGGACTAGATAAGAGTAGAGTAGATAAGAGTAGAGTAGATAAGAGTAGATTAGATAATAAAGAAGTAGTAACTACTTCTTCGCCAGCTAAAGCTGGTTCGCCAGCTAAAGCTGGCAGTGACGTTCTTGAAATCTTTGGCTACTGGAAAGAGGTTATGAAGAAAAATAATTCCTCAATACTTAACGCCAAGCGCGATAAAGCCATTAAAGCAAGGCTGCAAGAAGGTTACACAGTTGAGCAAATCAAGCTGGCAATACTTGGATGCTCAATGACACCTCACAACATGGGGCAAAACAACAACGGCAAGCGCTACGATGATCTTGAGTTGATTTGTCGTGATGGTGTTCAGATAGAAAGATTTGCCAGCAACTCAAACCAGCAACCACAACAGCGATTTGGGCAGCACGTATCTAAGACTCTTGAAGCGCTGAATAATATGGATTGGGACGATGACTGACCTTAGACCCACGAGATATTGAAACGATCATAATTAAATGGTGCGACGACAATAATAAATTAACACTTCAATAGGTGAAGGTATGGACTCTAAACAACGATTTGGAAATATGATTGCTCAACTATCGGTTAACTACCGGAGAGACTTGAGCGAGGCAGACATTGCCAATTTTAAGCTTATGTTCAAGCAATGGGGAATTGACGCACTTGAGCAAGCTGTTCAGGCGCATATGTTTGATCCTGACGATGGGAAATACTTTCCTAACATTGCCAATATTGCGAAGTATGTAACTGGATCCAGCAAAGAACAGCAGCAGCTTGTTAAAGACCGCGCAGAAATGGCCTGGGCTTGTATTGAGCGTGAGATTAGCCGCATTGGTAGCTATGGCACTCTTGAGCTAGAAGACAAGCAAGCGATAGCGGCTGTTAAGTCAATCGGTGGCTGGCGAGCGCTTTGCATGTGTACTTACGATCAGCTTGTATGGAAAAAGAAGGCGTTTATTAGCTCTTACGACTGCTACGAGCGCACACCTCTTGAGCACTTACCTAGCAAGCTTCCGGGACTGATTGAGCTATCAGAGCACAAGCAAGAAAAACGGCAAGACATGAAGTCTTTGATAGCGGGCTTGGAGAATAATCGAAACAGAAAAGCAAAAAATGCAGTCAAATGACTTGAGCAATTCTCTGAATCCTCTTAAAATAACCACATCAAGACAGCAAAAGAGACAGCAAAATGGAACTTACACAAGCGGACAAGGTCAACGAAATCCAAAGAATTGATGTATTGGGCTTGGGCCAGACCTAGTTATAATTCAGTATGGCACGTACAGACATCAAATTGACCTCTGAACAGTTGGAGTTGGCTAGCAAGCTGACTCCGCTTCAGCGTAAGTTCGTTTTAGAACTAATCAAACCAGGGACATCACAAAGGCAAGCATACTTAACAGCTGGCGGCAAAGCTAAGACGGAATCAGCACAAGACGCTTCAGCCAGCGTCATGATAAGTAATGCGAAGGTCAAAGCTTTCTACGACTCACTACTCAGCCTTATCGCTTCAGATTCGATTATGACCAAGCAGGAAGCTCTTGAGAGGCTTTCTAAGACAGCTCGCGCAACGATACATGACATCTGCACATTCAAGCTCACGCAGGTCGGTGAGGACGCTGACGGCAATCCAGTAATGCAAACGGTTTGGGAAATGAAGAACGCTGAAGAGATTGACCCAGTTATTGCCGCTTCAATCAAATCAGTTACTTTCACCAAGACTGGGCCAAAAATTGAGATGTATGACGCTCACGGCTCTATCAAGCTGCTTTCTGATATTCAGGGCTGGAACGCACCGAAGAAGACTGAGCTCACTGGTAAGGATGGTCAGGCATTGGCAATTAACGCTGATGTGCCTGAAGTTGCCGCTGCTTTGGCTGGCTTAATGGCTAAGTTGTAATTCGTTGACTTCCTTAAACGTGCCTTGGTGTCTACTGACTCTTATACGCAAGAGATGTGAATATATGAACACAAGATATATTGTTAGCGTTAGAAGTGTCGACTTTAAACACTTAGGCATTGTTTTTATTTCGCGTGATCTCAACGAGGCGCAAAAGGTTTTCTCGCTGGTAAAGCCAGATCATGAAGATAACGAGTTGGTTATTACTCGAATGGATAAAGAAGTTATCAGCGAAACACCGTTGCAGGTTAAAAATGGCTGAAGTGCTCCAATGGGAGAACATGACGGATGCTGAGAAGATAGCCGTCAAAGTAGCAAGCGAAGCCTCTTTTGAGGCTTTTATGCGTATATTCTTCCAGTTATTACAAGGCCAGAAGTTCAAAAAGAACTGGCATCACACTTACGAGTGCCAGCTTGCCGAAGATGTTTTTTACGGAAAGATTAAACGCGGCATCATTAACGTTTCGCCTGGCTCAACCAAAACAGAAATATGGTCAATTCACTGGCCTGTATGGTGCATTGTCAAATGTATCACTGACGGCAATCCAAGAAGTTCGCGCTGGCTACCACTTTCTTACTCTGATGACCTGGTTGTTGAGAACTCCACAAGGGTTAAGGAGATCATTGACTCTGAAGAGTTTCAACAGCTTTGGCCTATGACTCAGGCTAAAACCACTAAAGCAAAGCATAACTGGATGTACTACGACCAGAACGGCAACCGACACCGCCTTTACGGGACCAGTATCAACGGACAGGTAACAGGCCGCCGAGCTGGTTACATGATAGAGAACTGCTTTACTGGTGCGCTTGTCCTTGATGATCCGCTTCCACCGAAAGATTCAGACAGCGGCAAGCTGATGGATAAGGCCAACAAAAAGCTTAACCGTGTTGTTCGTTCCCGTCTTGCACATGACAACGTGCCTATCATCATGGTTCAACAGCGAATAGCCAACGGTGACAGCACCGACTTCCTTATGAGTGACAAAACGCCGGATACTTACGAAATATTCAAGGTTCCGGCTATTGTTGATCGTGAGTACCTGGATACTCTACCGGATGAAATGAAGCAGGCATGTATTCGTGATACTGGATTTACTTCAGGCCGTGTTAGCTACTGGACTGACAAAGAGCCGACTGAGACCCTGCTTGCTATGGAAAAGGCAGATAACTATATGTTCAGTGCTCAGTATCAACAATCGCCTGATGATGCTCTTCAAGAGGGCGTTGTTTACAAGAAAGAGATCGAGCTACTTATTGAAGAAGGTCGCTTGTGCAATATCCCTATTGAGAAATCGCTACCCGTTTACACTTATTGGGATCTTGGCATCAATGACGACATGGTTTTATGGTTAATGCAGCCACACCGCAAAGAGCTACGAATGATTGCCTGCTATGCGAATCGTGATGAAGGCATGGAGCATTACATTAACTGGCTTCACGACTTCGCTGATAAGTATGGGATTCGATACAAAGAGCACCTTGCGCCGCATGATATTTCTGTTCGTGACTTAATGACCAGGGAGAGCCGACTTGATACAGCTAAGCGAATGGGGATTAGGTTCAAGTTGGTTGAGAGATGTAAGAGCAAGCGCGAATCAATTAACGCACTGAAGAAAATCTTCCATCGCATTTGGATTGATAGCAAGCGATGTGATACGGATTCAACCGGGGCGACTGGCGATCAGGCTCATAAAACTGGCTGGAAAGGTATCAAGGCATTGCGCCGTGAGTGGGACCATGACAATGAAGTGTTTAAAGATGCCACTGGCCCTAAGTGGGCGACTAACTTTACTGATGCTATTCAGCAAATGGGGCTTCACTACAAGGATGAGGTTGAGCGCCAGAAGCCGAAGCGTAGAACGCAGCGAGTTACTTCAGGCGGGTGGATGACGGGCTAGCTAATGCGTAGTTATGGCGAGATAGGTGAAGTGTGCTTTCAGCGTAAAGGCTGGAGCATTTACAATCTGGCTACTGAGTATCGAGTTTGGGACGGATGTCGTAGTAAATCGGTTTTCGTTAATTCCATGCTTGAGCTGAAAGAAGAACTGAATAAGTTCATCTGGGAAGGAAGCAATGTTCAATGAAGTGGAGGCTGGCTAATGGCTAAGTCAAAGATTGAGAAGCTTTACGATAAGCCTGCGAAGCCTCAGAAAGGTGGGTCTGATGACTTATTACTTTGTACAGCCAGAAGACGAGCTCGGGACGGTGCAACCTACTGGAAGGATAACTGGGAGGCTGCTGAGGACGATCTCAAATTCCTTTCTGGTGAGCAATGGCCATCACAAGTACGCACTGAACGAGAGCTTGAGCAACGACCTTGCCTTGTTAATAACGTATTGCCTACTTTTGTAGATCAGGTGCTTGGAGATCAGCGACAAAACCGCCCTGCCATCAAGGTGAGTGCCACGGATGTGGTTCGCGTTCCTGACTCTGAAACCGGAGAAGATACAACGCTTCGCATATCTAACACGACTGGCAAGACTGACTATGAACTTGCTGAGGTGCTTACCGGTCTAATCAAAAACATCGAGTACAACTGTGACGCTGAGACAAGCTATGACATTGCCTTTCAGTCTGCTGTTGAGTCAGGCATGGGCTTCCTGCGTGTTCGTTCTGATTATTTGGCAGATGATAGTTTCGAGCAAGACCTGATCATTGACCACATTGAAAACCAGTTTGCCGTAACGATGGATCCAAGCGCCAAAGAGCGTGATCGTTCAGATATGAACTGGTGTCTTATTGACGACACGATGGAAAAGGAAGCGTTCAAAGAAATTTACCCTGATGCCCATGCCGACCCAGTTAACTCTGACGCCGTTGATGACATGGGCTCTTGGTACTCTGACAACGCAGTTAAGATCAGTGAGTACTTCACTCGTGAGCCTTGTGTCAAAGAAGTTGCGCTTCTCAGTGATGGCCGTTCCGTGTATATGGATGAGCTAGAGCCAGTTGTTGATGAGCTACTTCAGCAAGGCATTAGCATTGTTCGCACTCGCAAGGTGAAGACCTTCAAGGTGTTTTGGCGCAAGATTACCGGACTTGATGTGCTGGAGGGTCCTGTTGAATTGCCGTGCTCAACGATTCCGGTCGTGCCGGTCTGGGGTAAGGCTTTAGTTATCAAGAAGAAGGTTATCTTTCGTTCTATCATTCGCCATAGCAAAGACGCTCAGCGGATGGCTAACTACTGGGACAGTGCCGCAACAGAAGCCGTTGCTCTTGCGCCTAAGGCGCCGTTTATCGGCTCTGAAGGTCATACTGAAGGTTACGAGCATCAATGGGAAACGGCCAACACTGTCAATCGTTCAGTATTAACCTACGTTCCACAATATCAAGGCGATCCAGGTCCACGCCGTGAGCAGCCTGCAGCCGTCCCTGCTGCTGAAATCACGCTGGGAATGAACTCAAGCGACAAGATTAAAGCTACGCTTGGCATGTATGATGCCTCGCTTGGTGCGATGGGGAATGAGACTTCAGGCCGGGCAATTGTCGCAAGACAGCGCCAAGGTGATCGCGGTTCATTCGCCTTTATCGACAATCTAACTAAAGCTATTCGCCGTGTTGGTAAGATTTTGGTTGAAATGATTCCAAAGGTTTACGACACCGAGCGCGTTGTTCGCTTGAAGTTCCCTGATGAAACTGAAGACTTCGTGATGCTCAATGAGCAGATTTACGATGAAGACTCAGGCGAGTGGGTAACTATCAATGATTTGAGCGTTGCCAAGTACGATGTTGTTGTCACTACTGGCCCAGCTTACTCAACACAACGACAAGAAGCAGCTGAATCACTCATTCAATTCACTCAAGCTGTTCCGGCTTCTGCTGCGGTTATTGCTGATCTTATCGCTCAAAACATGGACTTCCCAGGCGCGGACGTAATGGCCGAGCGTCTTAAAAAGATTGTGCCGCCTAATGTGCTGAGCAGTGAAGAGCGCGAGAAGCTTGCTGAAGATATGCCAGAACAGGACCAGCCAACACCTGAACAGCAGTTGCAGATGGCCGAGTTTGAAGTGAAAGGGCAGGAAATAGAAGCAGACAAAATGAAGGCTGAGGCTGATATGGCCAAAGCTCAAGCTGATTTAGCTAAGGCTCAACTTGATACGGCTGAGGCTCAGGCAAAACTTCAGGCAATAGAAAACGGTGCTGCTGGTGGAGATCAGGCATACCAGCAAGTGCGTGAATTGGTTGCTGAGGCACTGGCTGAGTTAATGGCAAACAATCAAAATGTCAAGTCTTAATTGGTGACTTTTAACTAAATTAGGCTTATCATTAGTTTATGGCTACCCGTGGCCTTTCACGGGGCTTAAATTCGTATCAGGGAATACGCCATGAATGGAACTGAAGTACAAGATGAAACCGCTGGTTTTGTCACAACATCGTCAGACGTTCCAGAAATCCAACCTGAACCACAGGAGCAGGCTGAAGAGAAGGCTGAGGCCGAGCCAGAAGTTAGCCAAACTTCAGATGATCAGGATAGCGAATCTGAAAAGAAAGATGATTCCGGCAAAGATACCGCCGCCGATCACGACAAAGGCAAGAAGTCTAACCGTGTTCAAAAACGTATCGACCAGGTAGTAAGAGAGCGAGAGCAAGAGCGCCGTGAAAAAGAAGCTCTTCAGCGCCGCATTGACGAGCTTGAAAATGGTAAGCGGTCTGATAAAGAACCTGCCGAATCCGACTTTGAGACTTATGATGACTATCTTGACGCTCTGGATGCTTACGACAAGCAGCATGGTGAAGAGAGTAAGTCTAGTCGGGGTGAGCCTCAATCTGAGTTAAGCGACACCCAGAAGACGGCAATGGCCGTTATCAAGGAAGCCGTAAACTCTGCTGACAAGCCTGAAGACTTTGAGTCCGTTGCGCTTAATCCAGAGGTTCCGATCACTGGTGAGATGCTCGAAGCTTTGGCTGAGTGCGAAGACCCGACAAAGGTTATGTACCACTTGGGCCAGAACAAAGACCTTGCTGCCGAAATTGCTGCTGGTTCGCCAGCTCAACAAGCGCGAGCAATCGCAAAACTTGATCTGACGGTGACGAGCAAACCGCCGAAACCGACAAAAACAACTCGCGCGCCCGATCCAATTAGTCCGGTGGGTGGTAGTGATGCACAAGAGAAAGCCCCGGCTGAGATGTCTTTTGCAGAATACGAAGCACACATGAACAAGAGAGAACGTTCGCGCAAATCTTGGTAACTTTAGGAGACGCCACCCATGGCTGTTCAAAATAACAACTTACTCACGGATGACGTAATCGCGAAAGAGGCGCTACGTCTACTAAAAAACAACCTGGTTACGGCCAAGTTGGTTTATCGCAACTATGAAAAAACGTTTGGTAAAGTCGGCGATACTATTCGCTTAAAGCTTCCTTACCGTGTTAAGGCTGCTGATGGTCGCACCCTGGTTAAGCAGCCAATGGTTGACCAAACCATTCCGTTCAAGATTGACAAGCAGCACCACGTTGGTCTTGAGTACACCGTCAAGGATAAGACCCTTGACATCATGGACTTTTCAGAGCGCTATCTGAAGTCAGGCATGATTCAGATTGCCAACAAGATTGACCGTAATATCTTGCTGACCCTGAAGAAAGCTTTTCACTCTTCCGGCACTCCCGGCGTTCGCCCAGGCAAGTTTATCGACTTTGCTAACGCAGGCGCTAAGCAGACCACTTACGCCGTTCCTCAGGATGGCATGCGTCATGCGGTCCTTGATCCTTTCACGTGTGCTTCTCTATCTGATGAAGTGACCAAGCTTTTTAAAGAGAGCATGGTCGAGCAAGCCTATAAGATGGGCTATCGCGGCAAGGTTTCTGAATACGATACTTACGAGTCTCAGAACTTGCCTAAGCACACCGTTGGTGATCACGGCGGCACTCCTTTGGCTGGTACTGGTGCTAACGGCTCGGTTATCACCATGACTGGCGGCACATCGAGCACAACTGGCTTCTTAAAAGTTGGCGATGTGTTTACCGTTGCCGGTGTGTACGGTGTTAACCCTCAGAACTATGAAACAACCGGCCTGCTTCAAGAGTTTGTTGTGACTGAAGACGTTGATACGGACGGATCAGGTAATGCGTCCATTTCAGTCTTCCCAGCGCTGAACGATGGCACAGCCACAATCAACAATGCTGAAGGCGATTCAATCAGCACAAAGGCTTACCAGAACGTTACAGCGCTTCCGGTGGCTGGTGCGGCCATTACTATTGCTGGTGCGGCTAACACAACATATGAGCAGAACTACCTGTTCCATCGTGATGCTATTGCCCTGGCAATGATTGACCTAGAGTTACCACAATCAGCGGTTATCAAGTCTCGCGCTGCGGACCCTGAAACCGGCCTGTCACTCACTCTGACTGGCGCTTACGACATTAACGAGCAAACCGAGATTCACCGTATCGATGCTGTTTACGGCACCGATTTGATTTACGGTGAGCTAGCCCTTCGTATGTGGGGCGCTGCTCAGTAAGCAATAAGATAAGGCCCATCCTTGGGCCTTTTATTTATTGGATAGAAAGAGAAATTGAATGTCAAAATTATGGATGTATCACGCAAACGTCCCTAAAGGTGAAATTGTAAACTTGTCTCAAGCTGAAAGGTTAGAGCAAGACGGATGGGTTAAGTCTCCTGCGCTTCTTGATTTGCCTAAAGAGGACAACACACCAAAATTGGACGCTGATCAGATTGAGCGTGCGCGACCTGAGGACCTTGTTGGCCTGGTTAAAACAATGGGCTTTAAGGTTATGTCTGAAATTGAATTTGAGTCTCAAATAACCAAGGCAAAGTTAAGTGCTGTACCTGTTACCATTGAATCATTTAGTAATGATGAGCTTATTGCTGAAGCTGAACGCCGTGGCCTGAAAGAATCGAAGCAAGCTGAAGGCGGACATGATCTTGATGCTCTTTACGCGCAGTTTGAAGAGAACCCTGAATCACTAACCAAAGCGGAACACGTTTTTCTTGGCAATGCTCTTTACAGCTTAGGTCTTCGTGAGAACATGAAAGAAAACACTCTGATCGAGAAGATCAAAGCGGCAATGAACGCAGAATAAAGAAAAGGAATTGGTATGGCCACTGTTGGAGATATAATCAGGTCGGCTCTTAGAAAGATCGGCGTCCTTGCGGCAGGAGAGCCACTGATTCCTTCTGAGGGGCAGGACGCTCTTCAGGTATTTACTCAAATGGTTGATGCTTGGACCAATGAAACGCTACTGATCCCAGTGGTTAATGTTGTTACCTTTCAGCTAACCAATGACGTTTCTGAATACACTATAGGTATTTACCCTGAGCCTAGGCCGGACCCGTTACCATTTAACCATATTGAAACAGCTAGGCCGGAAAAGATAATTGCCGCTTTCATTCGTGATCAATACGAAACGGACTACATTCAAGAGATAATTGACGTTAAGACCTTCTCACGCATTAGCCGTAAAACGGACGCCTCGCGCCCTTCACGCTTCTATGTTCGTGAAGGCTGGCCGTTAAACACTATTCTATTTGAGTCGGTTCCATACGCTGAAGAGACTCTTCACCTTGAAGTTATTCAGCCACTAAGCGGAATGCTTCCTACTGCCTCCCTTACTGAAGAGATCAACCTTCCGCCAGGTTACGAGCGAGCGCTTATCTATAATCTTTGCCTTGACCTAGCTGATGAATGGGGCAAGCAACCGAGTGTTGCTGTTGCTACTCATGCGGTTGAAGGCAAGAAGTGGCTGAAACGTAATAACTACCGTGATCTTGTTCTTGGTATGGATCGCGCTGTTGCTACTCAGCGCAAAGGAATTGGAATTTATATTATTGAACAGGGCCCGTGATTATTATTGCGTCCCGTATTTATATGGCAAGGCAAGATGCTGAGAAACAATACGGCTACCACGAGAATCATGGAAGGGTGAAATCATGCAAAGAGAAATCCCATTAGCGTCTACCACTTCAGAGCAGGACATATCAGGCAATGAGTTGCTCGTTAATGTATTTCCTCGCGCCTCCGCTGGTGGCAAGTACCCGTTCAGTCTAGTCAACACTCCAGGTCTCGCATTTTTTTGTGAGCTTCCTACTTTTCCGGTGCTTGGTTTGCACAATAATAAAAACCGAGCGTTTGCGGTTACGCCTTCAAAGATGTACGAAATTTTCAATGATGGCTCATTTAAAGAGCTGGGCGACGTTGATCTCAAAGGTCGCGTTGTCATGGAAGACAACGGCTTTCAGTTAGTAGTCGTTGATGGCTTCAAGGGTTTCTACTATGACGGTAGACTTCGGGAAGTGAAGCAGATCACTGATGAAGCTTTTTATCCTGCTTCCACGGTGACTTATCAAGACGGTTATTTTCTATTTGACCGGAGAGGGACAGGACAGTTTTTTATTTCAGAGCTTCTTGACGTTGCCTTTGATCCGCTGGACTTCGCCACGGCTGAAGGTCAGCCGGATAACCTAGTCGCAATCCTTAGTGATCACCGTGAGATATTTTTATTTGGCACTGAGACAATTGAGGTTTGGTATAACTCCGGGGCTTCGGGCTTTCCTTTTGAGCGTAATCAGGGTGCATTCATAGAAAAAGGCTGCGCGGCTAGATACTCGGTCGCTAAGCAAAACAACACGGTTTACTTTGTCGGCTCTGATTTGATGGTTTATCAGATGAATGGCTACACGCCAACGAGGATAAGCAATCATGCCGTGGAGAAAACGCTAAAGAACGTAAGCCTTGATGACGCATTTGCTTATACCTATCAAAATGAAGGGCATCTTTTTTACGTTCTGACCATCCCAGAGAGGGACATCACCTGGTGCTATGACATGTCAACTGGCTCATGGCATGTCCGCCGGTCTTATCATTTTGGTCGTCACCAATCTAATAACGCGATCTTCTTTAATTCAAAAACTTTGGTTGGAGACTTTCAAAACGGACGCATCTACCAAATGTCTTCTAACTTTTACACGGATGACGGTGATCCGGTTGTTCGTCTATTTGTTTTGCCGACTGTTAATAATGGCAGAGAGTTTTTAACCGTCGATAGCCTAGAGTTTGATATGAAAACGGGCGTGGGTCTTGTAGTGGGGCAGGGTGATGACCCAGAACTTCGCGTTTACTTTTCAAAAGATTCAGGAAAGACATACAGTGAAAACTTCAAGCGCGGCAGCATTGGTAAGGTTGGGGAATATTTGGCAAGGGCTAAGGTTAACCGCTTTGGCGCTGCTAGGCAGTTTACCTTTAAGGTCGAAATATCCGACCCTATTCCGATTGACATCGGCGGGGCGTGGGTTGAGGTTCGGTGATGGCTGAAGACAAAACTGAAAACTTAGTATCCAAGCCGCCTCTCCAGGTTAAAATTACCGACCAGAACGGGCTTATTTCTCGCGCTTGGTCGATCTGGATTAGGGATATATATCGCCGCGTTTCTTATAAAGGCGGCAACTCCATTGATGAGAACATTGAAGATATTGACGAACTGGTTGCAGCTGTTGAATCCAACGTAATTGCCATTGCTGCCAACGCAGAAGCGATTGAAGAAAATGCTTTGGCTATTGCTCAGAACGCTGAAGATATTGCTGCCAATTCAGAAGCAATTATTCAAAATGCCCTAGCTATTGCAGAAAACGCTGCCAACATCGAAGCCAATGCCCAGGCAATACTATTGCTTTCAAATAGCCTTGATGCTCACGTAAACGCATCCCAAGCTCACGGCTCTAATGGCGATATCGTTGGATTTAATGATGTTGCTGATGAGTTATTCGTTGGTTTGGTTAAAAGAATGGCCTCAATAGCTGACGCAGTAGACACAACGGTTAATATTTCTACCGCTGACATTGGCACAGCTCCGGCAACTTACGATCAGGCTTATACTCAATCAGTAACGAATTTAACCAATGAGAACAAAGCGGCAATAAATCAACTGGCTTCAGACCTTAACGATGCTATTGCGGTTCTTAATAACCTATTGGCAGAGAGTAAGACTTCAGGCCAGATGACGACACCATAGGGATAACATGAGAGAGACAAACACAAAGCTGGAAGAGTCGCGCTCACTGGCAATTGTTGCGGCTGTATCTTCAGTTGATATTGCTGAACGGCGCGGAAAGATTAACGCACTTGAACAGGCTATGCTTCAGGAAGAGCAGGTTCCAATTGATGTTAACCACCGTTTTAATGGTGGCATCTATGCGCGTGAAATCACAATTCCTAAAGGCACATTGCTAACTGGCCGAATCCATAAGTTTGATCACTTCGATATTATGTTGAGTGGTGATATTTCCGTTTCTACTGATACCGGAGAAGTTAAGCGTCTAACTGGTTTGAACATCATGGAAGGCAAGGCTGGAAAGAAACGAGCAGGATACGCGCACGAAGATACGCACTGGATTACATTCCATTGCGCAGAAGAGCGTAACCCTGAAGAAATGTATGAGTTTCTAACTTGTGGCTCATTTGAAGAGCTGGAAGAGTTTAACCATTTACTTGAACAAGCAATGAAGCAAATTGAGCATGACGAAGCGGTATTGACCGAATGCGCTAAAGCTATCGTTGATAAGGGGGATTTATGTCAGTAGTTGCGGCGGCGGTTAT